TAATTCCTCCACTGGTTCGAGATACTTTTTAGCTGTTCTGCCTTCAAAACCACTGGCTACTAGCTGTATTACATAAGGGTTGATCCATTGATGGTCTACCTCTTTGATAATCGCCAATCGTCTTTCGATAATCTTTGTCTTGTCATATTTATCGTGTGACAAACTCCACACTAAATCGCCTACTTTCATATTACCTCCATTTCGTTTAGCATGAAAAGTCCTTGTGTATTATCGTCACAGAAGACTACTTGGAAGATCATGTAGTAGGTCTTATGTATATGTTGACTCTTTATTATCGCAAGTCTGTTTTTGTGAGATTTTATTTTTACCAATTTGCCAACCATGATTGACTCCGTTGTTTGTTATGTTTATATTATAACCTTTCCTTACAATAATGCAAATTACAAAACGGTCATTTTTTGTCCGTTTTTACGATACCCACGGGTACGAGTACACATCTGGTGTAGTGTCCAAAGTCACGATATGAACTATCTCTATGACAGAAGGTTTTGCCCTCTCTTAGCCACTTTACTTTATAACCAAAGGATACTTCTTTGTTGATAGATACAATTATACCTATCCTTTCTCTCTCATACGAGATTGTTACTAAGTCTCCTACTCGCATACTACCTCCAACCATTTTGTGTGTACTGCTCCTGTTTCACCGTTAGCCCATAACACTTTGGCTATTGGATTTGGTGAAGCAATCGAAATTATAACACCGATTTTTATCCAGTCATGACGATACGCTATCTGCACTAATGAACCTACTTGCATATTACCTCCCTAAGTCTGTTTTTTTGAATGTCAAAGCCATCGTTTTCATAAATTACTGTTCCCTCAGATAGGGATAAGTGAGTTTCACCCTCAATTTCAAGCCAATAAACTTTTACATGCTTATCGTTTACATCGAGTACTACGCCGTACCCATCCTCTACTGTACCGTCAGCCCCTATCCACTCTACCAACGAACCTATTCGCATACCACCTCCAACTCATGGTCTTGCCACCATGATTGCCTGTTCACAGTAGCAAATTGCACCAAGTATGTATGAGACTTATAGAATGATAAATCTCTTTCATTAACCTCGATAATAACCCCTATCCACCCTATGTGCCTACCTCTTACCAATGTTCCTACTTGCATAGCACCTCCAAACTTTTTGTGGTTTCCCACTCTTCATATTGAAAAACTATACCGTCTAGCCAATGGACAGTAACAAAATCATCAGTCACTTCTGTAATAATTCCTATGTCTCCATAATCTTTGCTCTGATCGAGAACCCATTTTACTAAATTACCTACTTGCATAATACCTCCAAATCACATTCAATAACAGCGTCTACATCACCTGAGTATTTTCCTGTTAGCCAGTGAACCAACCAATGATGTTCTTCAGAAATGTCGTGTATCCAGTGACCCACAATAACACCAATATGGTCTGATGTGTAAGCCCATGTTACCAATGATCCTATTTGCATAATACCTCCAATTCACATTCGGTATACCAGTTGTACGCATTATCTGTCCACACCACAAGCCATTTATCACAAGTCGATACACCTTGTTTTGTGGCGATACCTATGCATTCAAACTCTATATGTTTTACTAATGAACCTATTTTCATAAAAACCTCTTTCGTTTTGGTTACATTTATATTATAACTTACTGCGAAGGATTAGCAAGGACAGAATTTGTCCGTTTTATATAATCTGCCCTCATCCACACCACAACTTCTTCACTGATAGTAACCATAACGCTTGGATCTATGACTTGGGCTATATCATACATTATATCGTGCGTGTGACCACAATGCCATTTGTTTATAATTATCCACATACTTTTAGTAACTACATCGTAGATTAGGTCACCGATGTGTATTGTTTCCTCATTATTTATCATCTTCATCTTTAAACACACTCTTTAATATATAAGGCATTGCAAAGTATAACAAGGTCAATGTTATTAACCCTATAAAAGACCACCAATACGCTATGTTAATTATTGTATTCATTATTGTCTCCTTTTTAATAATATAATATTTTCATTGTTTTGTCAAGTTCTTCATATAAATAATCGAGCCTTACACCATCCAGTATCCAATGAACTGTAAAACCGTTATCCCATTTTTTTGTAACGACCCCAACATATGTTTTATCACTAATTGTATCATCTCTCCAAATCCATTGGACTAGACTGCCTATTTTTATTTCTTTCATCTCGCCACCTTGAAGCACCCTTCCCTTAGTAGGACGGTAGTACCAGTCTGTGGGAAGAATATCTTGTATTTTAGCCCGACTCTATCTATGATGATCCCAATGGGATTGGGTACATAATTACCCTCCGTGTACCACCTAGTCCTCACGACCAACTCACCTATCTCAAATTTTAACATATTACCTCCAATGAAGCAACATCAAACCAAACGGTGTATCCTGAAGCTATACAGCGACATTTGACTGTGTGCATGTGCGTGTCAATAACAACCATTAGTGAAAACCTTTCCATGTCTGGTTTATATTGCCCTTTGTACCTAACAACATCACCTACTTGCATGAGACTATCTCCAGTACCTCATCAGTGGTATCTTCTGTTTCATAGCCATGCACCCATCTGATCCTTACACCATTTCTTAATTTAATTACTTCACAAATTACACCAACCACCCCTCTCAAAGGGGGGTAGCAACATATCCATTCTTCTCTTATTCTAACAAGATCACCAATTTTCATAACATTTTCCTTGACTTTTTTATCCTAACGTGATAATATAAAAAGTAACGGTCATTTTTTGTCCGTTTCAATTTTACTAAGGTAGGAACGTGGGAATACTGATACCTGTGTTGTTGCTATGTTCATCACATGGACATATCTTGGATGTTCTTGTGGAGTCTTTACAACCAAGTATACTTGATCTTGGTATATCACTAAGTCCCCTACTATCATGGCTACCTCTTTTGGTTGCTGTATATATTATAACATACGAGTGTTTTATATCAAGGACAGAAAATGTCCGTTATGTAATTTTTGTCCATGTCTCGGTATCTGTTTGGAAAACTGCACCTGTTTTTACATTTTGAACCGTCATAATTCTGAAAGCAACGTCCAAGACAATATGCAGACCCTCAAACAACACTTGTAGCTCTCCATTATATTTAACTAAATCGCCAATTTTATGTCTCATTTCTGCTCTCTATTACACTATAACACCTACAGTAACTATATCAAGGACAGAAAATGTCCAACTTAATTGACGCAAACTAAGAACGATTCATGAATCCCCTTGTTTCCAACATCTTTGTACCTCTCGTCACACCAAACCACAATCCAAAAGCCACTATGATCACGACTTTCATAGGCAACAACGCCCAGTCCAAGCTCAGGAACTGTCTGATGGCGAACCAAATCTCCTGTTTTAATTGAATTCTTGATACCAAGCTCTCTTGCTCTGTCAAGTGATTTAGACTTTTGATCTTTTTTCATTTTAATTCCTTGTGGATAGAAATGTTGAGAGGTCTTTTCGTGCTTGAATTACCTACATATATACTATAACATGTCTCATAATATCTGTCAAGCTTACGTTCGAATAAAAAGGAAACTTTTTTTTACATGAGGATTTTCTTTGATATAATTTTCAATATCTTCATAAGATATGTGTTTCTTTAATTGATCTAATATATCTTCCCAATATTCAACTGCATTCATAATCTCTTGCATGGAGTTTCGCAACTCATGATCTGAATCATATTCCTCATACTCTCTCTCTTCGTGCCAAAGGTCTAGATAATCCCACCAAGCACAAAGTAATTGTTCATCAACAAAAAGATAGTACAATATCATAGCTTCTTGAGACATTGTTTTAGGATCTATATTACTTTGTTTCTTCTTCACCGGTAGTACCCTCCCACTCCAGTAGGCATGCTTCTGTGTCTTCCACGGAAGAGGAGGGGGGTAGTTCGGCAGCAGACTTATGAATAATAATGACTCCATTCGTTATCATTTGTTCTAAAGCTCTGCATCCTATTACTAGTTTAGATCCATCAGTATACATAATTTCGTAATTTGCTCTCCAAGAGATATAAGCTAATGCAGGTTGTAGTTCTCCAACCTCTATAACTTTTGATATGATTGCCATCCTGCCGTTGTCGCTAATCAGCGTTCCGACTTTCAGTACGTCTTTTTTCATCTTTTAGAGCCTCTCGAATTGTTTTACGGGGAAGCACTTCTAATCTTCTTACTAATACTATTTGAGACAAAGGAATCATTCCACCTTCCCAAAAGTTATGAACAATTGGTATGGCTGAAACAACACCTATCGCTCTACCAGCTATATCAAAGACAATAGACCCTGAAGAGCCGGGCCAAGCAAAAGATTGCAAAACAAGTGTTTTGTGATCAGACTCTGCAACCCATCCTCTAAGGGCTACATGTTCTAGATCTCCGGGGTTTCCGGCATAATACATCTCTTTCGCTGTTAAATCTTTTTGATAGCTTGTGTAATAGGGAGAAGCTTGTGCTACTGTGAATTTGCCATATGGTTTAACTATTGCAATATCATTCCCTATATCCCTATAAATTGTCTTACAAGATAATACGTTTCCGTTTGACTCTTGAACTAAATAATTCATTTCATCATTGTCAACAACGTGAGCTGCTGTTATTATAAACAACTCATTATGATAATGAAATAAGTTTCCTGATCCATGTCCGACTGAACGCCCTTCAGATGTTACCAATATTTTAACAGCTGATGATATGGATCTTTGTATACCAATGTTCCAAGAATCAGCAACTTGGGTTACTTGTACCTCTGAGATATCCTCGTCGCTGTAGTAAAACATTTGACATGCTAGTAATAAAAACCACATACACTATCCTCCTATTAGTAAATAGGAAATAATTTCCATTATCTCTAACTAATTAAAATAATGTCCATTACAAGGCTATTCTCAAAACTTGACAAAGGCTTTATAAACTGTCACGCCCACATTGACAGAGCTGGGACAGCATCACTTTTTTGTAAAAAAGATTTTAAAAGTCACCTGTTCGACAAATGGGAGGTGGTAAGAAAACTAAAGCAGGATTCATCTGTTGAAGACTATTACTATAGAATTTTCGGTGCTTGTTTGGATCAAAAAAAGAAGAATGTCTCTAAGATTATAAGTTTCATAGACCTAGACCATAACGTTGGTACGAAAGCACTCGATGCAGCTGTAAAGGTGAAAGAGGTTCTTAAATCATATGATATGGATCTTTACATTGGAAACCAAACTGTTGGTGGTTTTAACACTATTAATTTAAATTTATTAGAATCCAACATAGATAAATTAGATTTCTTGGGAGGTCTTCCAAAATCAGATAAAGACTCAGACAGACATCTTGATATATTATTTAACCTGTCTCGACAAACAGGAAAGAAAGTCCATGTACATGTAGATCAGTTAAATACTGATGAAGAAATGGAAACTCTCTGGCTTGCTAATAAAACAATAGAGGCAGGGCTAGAAGGGCAGGTGGTAGCAGTCCATGCAATCTCTGTATCCTGTCACAAGAAAGAAACGAGAGACTTAATCTATCAAAGTAGCAAGACAGCAGGTTTGCAATTTGTTTGTTGCCCTTCTGCTTGGATAGATCATCCACGAACAGAAAGGCTAAGCCCCACACACAACTCTATAACGCCAATTGACGAAATGTTGGAATGGGGATTAACCGTAGGTATCGGTACAGACAACATAGAAGATGTTTACAAACCATATTGCGACGGCGACATGGCTTTTGAAACAAGACTAGCTTTAGAGGCATGTAAGATATACGATGAAGAATCTATATTAGATCTTGCATACCATAATGGACTAAGAATCTTGGGATAATCTTCCGTAGTCATCTTCCAGTCTTACAATATCATCCAATTCTGGTGTAGAAACTTCAACGATTTCAACATCAAATTCAGATGGTGCACAAAACCTATGCACAACTCTTGGTTGTATTCTCATAGATTCTCCTTCTTCAAGAACTCTAATTATCTTATGTTGGTTTCTGACGATTAATGTGCCTTTCACAACATAGATTGATTCGTCTTTTACCTCATGGTATTGCAATGATAGTCTTTGTCCTGCATTGATATGCAAGATCTTTCCGAGGTACTTATCGTTCATTGCCCAACGAATTTCGTATCCCCATGGTTTATCTATTTTCATTCTTCTCTCCAGTGTTTGGTTTGCTCTATCATGTGAGCGTAGCATTCTTTTTTGTCTATTGAGACCCCTTCTCTTTCAAGGTAGCCAATGCCTGCTTTCCAATAGTAATGTAATGTTTGTAGTCTCGACATTCTATCAGTAGGGCAAGATGTATAATTAGAAAGAAAGTCATAATGAACCCATACTTCTCCCAACAAAGGTATTAAATCAAGGAGAGTGTTCCAGTTTGATCTTCGTCTTCTATACATAAGGTGTGCAACATAAAAATCATCGTCGTCAATTACCCAGTTTTTTACAACAAAACTGTTTTGGTGGTTCTTTGTTTTTACAATCTCGCAACAAAGATGAAAGTCTAGCTCTTTTATAATAAGATCAATTACTTTCTTTATCTTCTTGCTGTCTGATGTGCTTGACAAAATCATCATAACCTCCGATAAGTTTTTCCTCACCATCAATTGTAATAGTAATTATAGGAACTGTCTTGTGGTCAAAACTATTCTTTATGTAATTTAAGATTGATTCTTTTCCGTCCATAGAATTGTATTGAAAGTCTTTTGCCTTTTCATGCATAAGAGATACTGCTCTTAAACAAAAAACACACCATTTTAAACCATATATGTTATACATTTCTACCCTTTTAAAAGTTGTTTTTTATTATTTCCCAACTTCTCTATTATTGATGATGGAGAACCAACAGCTATAAATTCATTATAACCGCTTGTAATGGCCATTTGTACCTTTGAGAACCTTACTTGGGGTGCTAGAGCCATGCCCAATTTTCCCTCTCTTAAAAGAGCATTGTGCTCCGGGGAATCAGTAACCATTGCGACATGCATGGGGTTAATAGATACTTTATTTAAGTACCAATTACCTGCTGCTTTGGATATTGTTATTAATTCTATCATTTAAATCTCCGTTCTTTAAGTACACTGTACTCTTCTCTAATATATATTCTCCATCATGAAAAACAACAACACACTGTGTGTCTGAACACTCTTCTTTAAAGACTCCAACAATTGGTTTTGTGGTTAAAGAAAAGCTAAAAGGTATAGCCATTTGTCCGTCAGCATCCTCTTCTTTCGTATATAATATTCGATAAGATCCGCTTGGTATGTGTACTAAATCACCCATTTTCGGTTTCATTTTTTATTTCCTCCATTTCATCTAGTTTTTTAAGAGTTTCTCTGTATCCATGAAGTATAGAATAGCAATCCTCTAATACTTGATCTGCTTTCATCATCTTTCTTCTTGCGAAGTCAATTGATTCTAAATTCTTTTCCAAGTCACCAGTTTGAGTCTGTATAAGATGTTGCAAACCTGTTACCTCATGAAAAGCATGATCCAACTCTTCTTGTGCTTTGGACATAATATCAGCAACTTCTCTTTCTACTTCTTCCAACTCTACAGTGTAGCTAATTTTTACTCTCATTTATCCTCCAATGTTTTGATATAAAGTATTTAGTGCTAAAGCTATGAAGCCTGTTCCGATTGTCCATATCACTTTGGACATAGTCTCTTTCCAAGTTTCAATAGCTCTAAGTCTTGCATATATTCCTTGCTCAGGATTGTAAATAGCCTCGTCGATTTTTTTAATATCGTCGTGCATTTCTTCTTGTTTTTCAGCCATCCTTTCTAAACTATTTTTCATTTCTACAATAGTTGTTAAAAGGTTTTGCATTTGTTCATCAGTCATTTTGTTGCCTCTAGGATTTTATCACTGCGTGATTGGTAGTAATTAGTGTTGAGGCGACCGAAACAGAATTCTGAATTGCAGAAATTGTAACCTTTACAGGATCTATAATTCCTGTCTCCAGAAGATCTTGCATCTCTCCAGTCATAAAATTAAAACCTTCGTTCTGTTTAGCTCCTTGTACTCGTTGTACAATGATGTCGGGAGACTCTCCGGCATTGATTGCCATTTGGGAAAGTGGTGCAACACAAGCGTCCAAAACTATTTTATATCCTAGCTTTTGCTCTGGTGAAGTAGAAGTGATGGAAACATTATCAGCAATTTTTGCTAACGCTGTTCCACCACCTGCAATTACTCCCATCTCTTGTGCTGAACGTACAGCTTCCAAGGCATCTTCGATACGATGTTTCTTTTCTATCATTTCGATTTCTGTAGATGCTCCGACACGAATAATTGCTACGCCAGAAGCAAGACGAGTTATTCTCTCTTGTATTCTTTCACACTCTTTTAGGTTTTCAGTTTGTTTTATTTCTACTTTAAGAGTGTCTATTTGCTTATCAATTTCATCATAGTCTCCTTTGCCTCCAACTATGGTTGTCCAACCTTTGTTGACGCTCAAAGATTTTGATTGACCAAAGTGACCAAGCTTTATGTCTTTTAATTGTAACCCATCTTCTCTTGTCATAAATGTTGCTCCAATTGATGTACAAAGATCACGAAGTATGTTTCTTCGTTCTTCTCCATAGCGTGGAGCTTTAACAGCAGCAACCTTTAAGGTTCCTCTAACTGTGTTCATGATAAGGGCGGCAAGGGCTTGTCCCTCTACTTCGGAGGCAACTATAAGTAATGGTCGGGATTCCCTCGCCACTAATTCTAATGTTGGCAATATTTGTTCAACATGTTCAACCTTATCATCAGTAACTAAAATCAAAGGATTGTCGTATTCTACAGTACCTGTTCTTTCATTGGTTATAAAAGCCCCAGCAAGGTACCCAGAATCAAATCTAAAGCCTTCTATTAAGTCCAAGGTGGTCTTAAGGCTCCTCGCCTCTTCGATCAATACAGTGCCGTCCTTACCGGCTGAATCAACCGCTGTTGCTACAAGTGTTCCAATTGATTGATCGTTGTTTGCTGAAATTGTGGCGATATGTTTGATATCCTCTT